GCATGGTCATACATTAGAAACTAAATAGTAAGAAAATGAACAGACTAATGAAAAAATTACTATCACCATGGATGGCACTAGTAACCCTAGTGCTTTTGGTCATTATTAGAATGGCAGATCCATCTTTTGTCGAGTCAGTTCGTCTTCGTTATTTTGATCAACTAATAACAAGTAAAGGTGCAACTACCTCTGAACAAGTGGCAGTTGTAAACATAGACGATGCCTATATTCGACAAAAAGGACAGTTCCCATTCCCTCGTGGGCAGTATGCCCAACTGGTTGCTGATTTGTATTCTCATGGTGCTGGGTTGGTTGTCCTTAACATCTATATGCCTGAGTCTGATCGTTTTGGTCAAGATGCTCAGTTAGAAAAATTAATGAAACAAGCACCTGTGATTTTACCACAGACTGCTACTAATGATAATATTAAAAATAAGTATCCACCATTCACTCCAGGTGTTTCTGTAATTGGTGGATCTGCTGAAACTACAGGAATCAGATACAATGCTATTGAACCCAACATCAAACTTTTTAATGACTCTGCTGCTGGTATTGGTGTTGTTAATACTCTCCCCGAAATCGATGGCGTCACCAGAAGAGTACCAATGGTCGTCAATGCAGGTGGACAATTGTTCCCTAGCATTAGTTTGGAAACGCTGCGTGTTATCTCAGGAGACCCAAGTTTCCAAGTCAAAGTCACCGATGGAGGAATCGAAGCTGTTCGCATCCCTAAATTCGGAAAAATTACTACAGACGAGATCGGTAGAATTTGGATTGACTCCAACAAACAACCTGCTGTATACTCAGCAAACAACTTACCAAAAGACTTTGGTGGTAGAATCGTTATTGTCGGGCTTACAGCTAAAGGTCTTACAAACCCTGTCGCCACTGCCAGTGGATCCAGCTATCCACATTATATTCAAGCAGCAGTTTTAGATACAGTAACAAGTGGTTCTGTAATCAGCAGACCAGAATGGTCATTGCTGGCTGAGTTGGTATTTATGATAGTGACAGTTATTCTTTCAATCTATCTTACAAGGTTCACACATGGATACATCTTTGCGATCGCTCTATCAGCACTCGCCTATTTTGGTGGCTTCCAATTATTTACTGGATACGGCTATCTACTTGATGCTGTGTTCCCGATTCTTACCATTATCCTCTGCAGTTTCCATGGATACATTATCAAGTTCCTTGTCGAGTTGCGTGCGAAACTCCAAATCAAGAAACAGTTTGGCGGATATGTATCTCCAATTATTGTCAATCAATTGGCAGAAGATCCAGAAGGTGCAGCAGAACGACTAAAGGGTGAGAAACGAGATCTGTCTATCGTTATGACAGACTTGCGTGGTTTTACTACACTGGGTGAATCCTTCGGTGCTGATGTACAAGGATTGACTGCTGTTATGAATCGCTACATGGATGCATTGTCTAAGCCAGTGCTAAAGAATGGTGGTTGTATTATTAAATTTATCGGTGATGCTTCACTTCATGTTCACAATGCTCCAGTTGATGACGAAGACCATCCAGTTACTGCAGTTCGTACTGCTCTTGAAATGATTCAAGCAATTGAAGAGTTCAATAAGGTTCTTCAAGCGGAAGGTCGTCCACCTGTTGGTATGGGTGCTGGTGTAAACACTGGTCCAACTCTGATTGGTAACATTGGTGCCAACGATCGTTATGGTTATGATGTGTTGGGTGATTCAGTTTCAACTGCAGCAAGACTTGAAGGACAAACAAAAGGTTATGGAGTTCTACTGGTTATTGGTCCAGATACAGCAGAACGAGTAAAACATGTTTATAATGTGACTCAACTTGATTGTATCGCAGTAAAGGGTAAGACAATTGGTCTGCACATTTACGCAATAGCAAAATCACATCAAATGCATGAGGAATTTCTTTCAGATTATTATAAGGGAGATTGGGAAAATGCTAAGAAACATTGCAGAACTCTTATTAAAGAAGATAGTGAACTGAAGCATTATTATGAATTGATGTTGGAACGATTAAACAAAGGTAAGCCATCCGATTGGGATGGAGTTTATCATGCAACAAGCAAGTAAACTAAATAATAGTTACAAAAAGGATTAAAATGAACGATAAACATTTAATGTGGGGACTGGCTATTCTTTTGGTGATACCTATTGGTTTCTCAATAGTTAGTAAAGAAAGTTTCCGTTATCCATGCCAAAATCCAGCGAACTGGGATAAGGATATCTGTAAAATGCCACTATGCGATGTCACAAGAACTTGTCCAGAGCATATATTTAAAGGTCAAAGAGATCCTCGTCTTGGACCACCAAAGGATGGAGAAGGTAAGTCAACTCCACCATCAATGTCAACACCACTACCAGCAGGAGCATGCAAATGAGTGAACCAGTTATGTATTCAGAAGAGCAGTTAATGGCTCGTTTAAAATTCTTCATCGGTATCTGTCTATCATTTACCCTTGTTGGAATTGTTTTCGTAGTTCTCTACTCTATCATCTTTGTTACTCAGCCATTGAACGCTATCAGTCCTATTGACCAGAAGTTCTTTGAGTTGATCATCCCTATCGCTACATTCTTGACTGGTACTCTATCTGGTATTATGTTGGCAGGTGGAGATAAAGATGCACAAAAAGCTGCACTTGCTGCAGCAAACAAAGGTTGGGACAAACCACCAACTCCACCTGCTCAATCTTTTAGCCAAACAACTACAACAACTATGGGTGGAATGCCAAGACCAGCGATGGGTATGGGCATGGGTATGGCTCCATCAGTATCGCCACTAGCAAATGCAACTACAATGCCAGTGTATGAATCTGGTGATCCAACATTCAGGAACAGTAGAAATGACTAATTCTCCTAACGAAGATTGGATGAATAGAAAATGGCGTCCAGCCATGGGTTGGACATACATGGTTATATGTATAACAGATTTTATTATATTTCCAATCATGTGGAGTCTGTTACAAAATAGTGCTGGACAGTCAATCACTCAGTGGAAACCACTAACACTTGAGGGTGCTGGTTTATTTCATATGGCTATGGGTGCTATTCTCGGTATTGCTGCTTGGTCTCGTGGTCAAGAAAAGATTGCTAATGTAAAGGATGCATAATGTATCAATATAAATGTAAGATTATTAAAGTTCTTGATGGTGATACAGTTGACATCGATTTAGACTTAGGTTTCAAAATCATTCTTGCCAATCAAAGAGTGCGTATGGCTGGAGTTGATACTCCAGAATCAAGAACTACTATTGCAGAAGAAAAGGTTCGTGGTCTACTCTCTAAAAAGAAATTAGCAGAGAAATTGCCTATTGGATCATGGCAGATTATTGAAACGCAAAAACCTGACAGCAACGATGATAAGTTTGGTAGAATCCTTGGTGTCTTTGTTCTTGAAGATGGTACTCGTGTCAATGACTGGTTAATCCAAAACAACTACGCAGTGCCATACAAAGGCGAGAACAAAGACTTGACACAAGCAGAACATCAGGCTAATAAGAAGATTCTCATCGAACGAGGTGAGTTGAAGGGATAACCCCACGACTTGTAGGGTTATTACCTCTCCCAAACCCCTGTAGATGCAGGGGTTTTTTATTTGCATAAAGTGCTTGTCTTTAAATGCAATTTACTGTATAATAAGTGTATGAAAAATGAAAATACAATTAAAAAGTTAGGTGCTCTTAGTGGTTGGTTAGGAATGGTACTGATTCATGGTGCTACTCTCCCAACGACTCTTGGAGTGATTTTAGGTTATTCAAGCAATGTTCCACCAGTAAGCATGGTGATTCTTGTTTGGTCTGGTTTGATGTTGTTCTTGTTTAGAGCAATCGTGCAAAAAGATACGCTGTATATCGTATCAAATGCAGTCGGTTTCTTCTTCAACAGCATCTTGTTGGCTTTGATAGTTTTTAAATAAGGATTGATTATGAAATATCGTGTGATTGTGAATGGTGTATCTTTTTATACGACTGGTGCAGCCATTAAGCGTGGAGTCGGTGATTTTGTTGGTGTGAATACAGTGGTTCGTCAGTTGTTTGAAAATCTGCATAACGCAATTGGTATTGCTTCAACGATGCATGTTTATGACCACAAGATGAATCGTGTTTCTTATGATGTACAAATTTCAAAGGTATAAATTATGAGCAAAATGGGCGAAATAGCATTACAAATTGATGAGTTGGTTGAGCAGGGTATGTCTGCTAAATTCATCTCTGTTACACTTGGTGTTCCATTGGAATGGGCACAAAATGCAATGTATGATCGTGAGTTGTTGGAACTTGAGAAGCAAAATGTTATGATGTCTTATGGAGATGAATAATGCGAAGAGGTGATTACAACGGCAAGTCTTACGAAACTGAACATGGTTCATTCTTTGATCGTGGTTCAGCTGATTCCTACTATGGTCGTCCTCGTGACCCACATCGTGGTGGAGTCGGTGGTGGTTCTGGTCTAAGAGTCGAAGCAGATAGTGAAGCAGAATTTGAAGCATACCATGCTGGTTACGATTACAATGAGCAGTATGGTGATAAAAAGAACTGGGATTAAAACCCCACAAGTCTTACTGGAGGAATATCCGTGGCAGACTTTAAACAGCCAAAACAGCAGTCTACATCTACAGGTCGTTGCGTCCTTTGACTGAGAGACTATAAAGAAAGAGTCATAAACTGATGCAGTCTATTTTTGCTGGTTACAGACTATAAAGAAAAACCAGCACTAATTTTGAAAAGGTGATTATGAATAAATTTGTAGTGAATAGAATGAAGACGGCACGACAGGAAGAAATAATGCTTATCTGTCAAGAGGAATGTGCTGAAGTTGCGCAAGCGATAAGTAAGGTGTTCCGATTCGGAGTTGATGGTGAGCACAATGGTGCAACCAATCGTGAACGACTCGAAGAAGAAATTGGTGACTTGCTTTGCATGATCGAGATGCTAACTGAAGAAGAAATTATTGATGCTTCAGTGGTTGCAAAGGCTGCACAAGCCAAGCGAGCAAAGTTAGCCAAATGGTCAAACATTAAGGAAATGGTATGATTCAAATAGAACACCTAACTGAGTATCAAGTGGAGATGCTAGACCATATGTGGTCTTTGGATTCATTGGAAGAATACGAAGAATGGTATGATCTATTAGATGAGGAAGACCAGCAACTTGCAGATACATTGCAACAAATGATTATTCTCGCAGAGATGGATAATGTAATGGGTAATTGCAATGATGCAAAAGAAGCATTAAAGAAATTTGCCCTGTAAGGAAAGATCGTGTATAATAGACAAATGAAACCTAGAGATCCAATAGCAAAGGATTTACGCACTCCCAAATACCGCATGCGAGTAGTTGAGAGTAAGGTTCAGTACATTCGTCAACCTAAGCACAGAAAGGCAACAGATGAACTATGAGTATGAATTAGTTCGGGAAGGTTTGCGCAGGGTAATTACTGTTAAGTCACATCCATGGGATTTAGTGGAGTTTTCAATCAAGCAAACTTCATATAAAGAAGATGGAAAGATTTTAACAGACCATGGGCATACTACATTTTATGATACCAAAGAATTCTTATCATTTTTTGGTCCAATGATTGAAGATTTGAAAAAGGAAATTGATAATGCAAACAGTGTTCAAAACGGATAAAGAGTTTGACGAATTTAAAACATGGACTCTAGGAATTCTACATGACAACAACATCAAAGATTTGTGTGTTACTTTTACCAAAAAAGATGGTACAGCTAGAGATATGCGATGTACTCTCTGTGAAGGACGAATTCCAGCAGACAAGCATCCAAAAAACGAAGGGTCAAGTACCAAGGATTCTGGTTCCGCAGTCCGAGTATTTGATACAGAAAAGCAAGAATGGAGATCCTTTCGATGGGACTCCGTAACTAAAGTGAGTTTTGATCTATGAAAATTTTATTCGTATTAATAGTAATATTGGTGTTGCTAGTTATATTTCCAATAGCAACAATTTGGTCTTTAAATACATTATTCCCTGCATTGGCAATTCCAGTCACACTTGAAACATGGATGGCTACAGTCATTCTTGGTGGTGTGGTTGGTGGAACTAATGGAGTATCATTTGGAGGTAAGAAATGAACTACGCATTAACACCTGAACAGAAGAAAACTTTGCAAGATGCTATTCAAGAGATTAGCAACTCAATGATTCGTACTGAGGCAGAACGAGATCTCATTCGTGAGATCGTTAAAGACCAGTCTGATACATTGCAGATCCCGAAGAAAGTTATTTCCAAGATTGCAAAGACATATCATAAGCAGAATCTTGCACAGGAAGTTGCAGACCACGAGGACTTCGTGGAACTATACGAGAAAATTACTTCAAAATAGTGCTTGTCTTTAATTGCGAATTGTGGTATAATAGATATTATATTATGGAGGTTACAAACCTATGGCTGTGAATACTGCAAAGCGTCGTGCAAAGAATAATGCAATTCTGTTGTCACAAAAGAAGTTCGAACCAACACTCGACCAACTGGACTTTACGACCAGTCTGAGTCGAGCGTTGACATACTACTCTGTCAACACTGGTGCAAAAGAACAGAAGATGTTTGCGATTGATTTCTTTCTAAAGAAAGAACCAAAGATTGCTAAACAACTCAAGAAACTCCCCGACTACAAATTTACCACATTTGGTTCACTATGTCGTCTCATGTCAAATGAGCAGACTGACTTGAAGCAACTGAGTAATGTCAGTCCATTCTACACTAACACATTGAAAGTGTTGTTAGAGGATGCAAAGAAAATTGTTGAACAGATTGAAGTCGAAAAACTACCTACCAATGTCATTTCCATTCAACAGCGAATGGAAGAGAAAGCACATGACCTTGCTGCAGAAATAGATGGAGCAATAGATGAGTTTACCCAAACGAAGAGTTCTAACTTCTCGACAAAGAATTATCTACTATCAAACGAAGTGGCAGCACCAATTGCAAAGCGAATTGGAGAGTTCTATGTTGGACAGTTGGAAGAGATTCGTGAAGCCATCCAAGGTGACGATGACCAACTTACCGAAGGATACTCGCATTTTACAAAACGAGAGCTAAAGAAGTTTGCTGAGTTCTTGGAAGGTATTATTACTGATTGCAGTCAGCAAGTACAGACTGCCAAAGCGAATCGTGCCCCACGAAAGCGTAAAGCACAACCACCAAGTAAAGTGGTTGCCAAGATGAAGTACATGAAAGAATTTACTGACTTGAATCTTAAGTCAATCAAACCAGAGACGATTGTTGGATCGTCTGAAGTATGGGTATACAACACCAAGTATCGTAAGGTAACTGTTTACAAAGCAATCAATGATGTGCTCACAGTTAAGGGTACTACAATTATCGGATTCGATGTTAAAGAATCCAAAACACAGATGTTGCGCAAGCCAGATGTATTCTTTAAGGGATTAGTACTGGGTAAGCGACCATTGAATGGTGCAATGAAACCATTAACCACTACGGTAACTGTACCGAATGGTCGTGTCAATGAAGAATGTATTTTGCTGGGAGCATTTTAATGCAAGTCAATTATATTGCCGAACCATTTCCGCATGCAATTATTGATAATTTTTATGATATTCCTGAATTGTCTGCTGTATGGAGAGAGTTAGATTTTCTTACACATCCAGATAAACTACAAGATGAGAAAACCACTGGATCTGCTTTCTATAAAGATGGAACACTAGCAAAGAAAAACTTTGGTTTGTACCTAGATCAAACATATTCAGGTGACCGAAATATTTCTGATATATTAAAATTGGGTAGGAAGATTTTTAAGCCTGAAATATTAACATTCCTTCAAGAAAAACATTGGATGTTTAAGTATGTTGCTGGGTCTACTAAAGATAACATGTTGTTAAGTTATTATGAGGATAAAAATAACTACAATACACATATTGATATGTGCTCGATGACTTCTTTAGTGCATCTGTTTAGACAACCAAAAAAATTTGATGGTGGTGATTTAGTATTTACAGAGTTCGATTACACACTATCTGTTAAAAACAATAGATGTATTCTATTCCCATCAAAGATAGAACATGCTGTCACCCCTGTAGTACTACCAGAAGAAGAAAAGATGACTGGTAATGGTAGGTACTGCATCTCCCACTTTTTCCATTGTTGAAAGATATATTATGATATTAGTTGATTATAGTCAGGTGGCACTTGCAGCCATTCTAACCTTCCAGCGTGAGTTGAAGGGTAGTGAAGCAGAGGTGAAGAATCTTATTCGTCATGTGACTCTGTCCACTCTCAAGTCATACAAGAAGAAGTATGGTAAAGATTACGGAGAGTTAGTCATCTGTTGCGATGGGCGTAAGTACTGGCGTAAGGAATACTTTGAGTTCTATAAAGGTATGCGTAAGAGCAATCGAGATAAATCAGATCTGGATTGGAAGTTGATCTTTGATACACTATCAGAGATGCGTACTGACCTTGCCACACACTTTCCTTATCGTGTATTGCATGTGGATCGTGCAGAAGCCGATGACATCATTGCAGTACTGGTAAAGTATATGCAAGAGAATCTCCTAGTCCAAGAAGGATTGGTTGAAGAGCCACAGAAGGTATTGATTCTGTCCTCTGATAAAGACTTCAAGCAGTTGCAGTTGTTCAACAATGTGAAGCAGTGGTCTCCGATGCAGAAGAAATACATTACTGCAACTCAGAAAGAAATAATTGAACATAAGATTGAGCATATCGTCAAGGGTGATACAGGTGACGGAGTTCCAAACATCCTAAGCAAAGACGATGTATTCATGAAAGGTGAACGACAGAAACCAATGAGTGCCAAGCGACTACAAGAGTTCTTTGACAATGGATTCATTGCGTGTAAAACTGATGAAGAACGACGCAATTGGCAACGCAATAGTGTACTCGTTGACTTCGATCATATTCCGCCTGATGTTTCTGAAGACATTATTAAAGCATACATAAATACACAACCGAGTGGTGATAAGATGACTATCATGAATTATTTGATTGAGCATCGTTGCCGTTTACTATTAGACGAACTAGAGGATTTTTAATGAAACAATATGTGACCGAAATGCTTAAAGAGATCAATGACGATCCAAAGACAATTGAGAAGCACAAAAATGAATTTCTGCTAAAGGTATTGTTTGCTCATAACTTCTTGCCATCGCACAAGATGCTATTGCCTGAAGGTGAGCCACCATTTAAACCTGCTGATCAACCAGTTGGAATGTGTGACACAAACCTATTTCTTGAAGCAAAGAAAATGTATGTGTTTATCCGTCAGGATTTGAAGCCAGTTAAACGAGAAGGATTGTTTATTGGTCTGTTGGAAGGTATCCATCCTACTGAAGCTGCAATTCTTATTGCAGTTAAAGATCAGAAGTTGCAGAAACTGTATCCAAAGATTACATGGAAACTCGTGGCAGATGCAGGTATTATTCCTGCGATTGCTCAATGGAAAGAAAAGACTGCAACAAAATAACGCTTGACATGCAAGATGATTTGTAGTATAATTATATTAACTGAACACATTATGAATGGAGTGAATTATGCCTAATTGGTGTTATAACAGTGCAACATTGCACCACGATAATAAAGAAGTGATTGATGGATTTGAGCAAGAACTCTTAAAAGAAGATGCTCAACCATTTAACTATTTGCGACCTAATCCTACTGGTGAGTGGGACTATGGTTGGTCTTGTGAGAATTGGGGTTGTAAGTGGGATGTTTCCATGATGGATTGGGAACGAGATGGTGATAACACCATCCTCATGCACTTTGATTCTGCTTGGTCTCCTCCAATTGCTTTGTATGAACACTTAGAGACAGAAGGTTGGTCTGTTCGTGCATTGTATCATGAACCTGGAATGGGATTTGCAGGTCGTTTCGAAGATGGCTTTAACGAAGACTTTGAAATGGATTGGACAGATCGTGCTTCGATTGAAGAATTACCTGAGGACATTCTTGACTTTACCAATGCTATTGAAGAGTTAGAACGATACGAAGAGGAAGAGTTCGAACAAGAACTCAATGCCTTGGAACGAACAGACTGGTATGGTGTTGCAACTAATCCAGACAAAGTTGGTCGCTATGAAGTAACAACTACGCAGTACGAACATCCACAGTATTGTAATTGGGATGGTACGACTTGGAGTCGCTGGGAAGGTGACGAAGTTGAAGTGGTTAAGTGGCGAGGTCTCATTGAAGAACATTGGGATGCAGCTGCAGCATTAGATAAAATCATCGAGGATTCAAAGGCATAATGTGAAGAAGTTTGCTATATTATGGTTGGTGCTTTGTGCCAATGCCTACGCAGATGTTTCGTTTGGAACTGGTGAAGCACCTGACTGTGAGTTAGCAAAAGCATTTGCAGTCAGTGATGCGATCGAACGATACGCTGAGAAAGAGTTTGAAGTAAAGAAGCAACAGATTTGCAGAGAAAGAAATGCAGAAGGTGTTGACTGCGAATATATTAAGAAGACTGAGGTTGAATCTGCTGGTACTCTGAAGAGAGTTATAACAGAAAAGATTAAACCGAAGAAAAGTAAATTTGTAGATACATGTGTTGTTGAAGTTAAGGTTGAGATTGAACCAAGCAGACAACTGGCAGGAGACATTGAGAATGCCAGTAACATTGCAGTCAATGGAGAACGATACAAGTTTGATGTTATTACTAAAGAGCCATTGTATGTATACTTGTTCAGTGTTTACGGAGACAAGATGCATCAAATGTATCCTTATGATGGAATTAAGAGCAATCTTATTGATGGGAAGTTAGTATTACCAAATGGTATCTGGTGGAACGCAGACATTATGTCTAATGATCCACAAAGCAAAGATACACTGATGGCAATATTTTCCAAAGTTAAGATTACTTTTAGAAGCAGTATGACGAGAGATGAGATTTATCGACAGATTTCGTCATTGCCTATCAATGCTAGGCGAGTAGTGTACCACAATTTTGTGATTAAACGGAGAATTTGAAATGAAATATATTATGATTTGTACAATGGCATCTGTGATAGCCTTATCAGGATGTTCAACCTTTAAGGCAGACCCCAACAAAACAGTTGAGATTCCAGCCAACAAACTCGATAACATTCCTCAATGGTATCTTGCAAAAGATCCAGATGACACGAAGTTTATCGTGGTCACTGCGACTGATGTATCGAAAGATATGCAGTTTGCAATTGACAAGGCAACACTCAATGCCAAGATTCAACTTGCAGCACGACTAAAGACCGATGTTGATTCTGTTACTCGTGAGTCCACAATTGAAACTGCTGGATCTGGTTCTGCTGTTGAACGAGAGATCGATCGTGTATCAAAGGTTCGTGTGAAGCAAGCACTTGGTATGTTCAAACGAGAGAACATCGCTGTGTTCAAAGAGGGTGATGTGTATCGTGCATATGTGCAGTTTAAGATTGCAACAGAAGATGCTAAACGATTGACTCAGCCAGCTAATGCTAACAAGAATCGTGAAGACAAATTCAAAGAGTTGGAAGATGAACCAAAGGTATCTGCAGTTGCACCAAATACAATGCAGTTGATGCAAGTGGACAACGAAGAATATAAACGCAAGCGTGACGAAGCACTACAGAAACCTGGAGCAGTCGTAGGACAAGCAGTAGTACGATGAAACAAAAGTGGATTGATGCATTCATGGACACTGCGGAGAGATTCGCCCAGTTGTCCAGTGCAAAGAGATTGCAGGTCGGTGCGGTTGTCGTAAAAGACAATCGTATCATCTCGATCGGATATAATGGAATGCCATCTGGTTGGACAAACGAGTGTGAGAACATCGTGCAACATTCAGATGACACAATTACAACAGTAACAAAAGATGAGGTTATACATGCTGAAGCAAACGCAATTATCAAATTGGCTCGTGATGGTGAATCAGGCAATGGCTCCAGTTTATTCTGCACTCATGCTCCTTGCATTCATTGCGCTAAGTTAATTCATGGTGCAGGAATAGATAAAGTTTACTATCGTCACTCTTACAGAGACGAGCATGGTGTATCTTTTTTGCAAAAATGTAAAATAAATGTTGAAAAAGTTGACTTTAATTCAATAGTGAACTAAAATAGTGACTAAATAGATTACTGTCTGAAAGAAAACCCTACAAGATGTAAGGTTATTTCAGATAGTGCTTGACAAATAACCAAAGGTGTAGTATAATTCAATCATGAACTTAAGAAACATATCCAAATCGATGCAGAAACATCTCCCGCTATTAAGTGGCTGGACATGCTCACGCACATCAGTTGGATATAATGCGTTTGAGATTGATAGTGAGGGTTTTGGAAACTAGATTAGACAACAAACAGTCTACTTCCCAAAACCCTCTGAGATGAAAGTCCAGAGGGTTTTTTGTTTTATAGCCATCGTGCTAGTAATATTGCTCTTTTACAATTCGGGATTCTGTTGGGGGTTGGTGTAGTGGTAGCACACTTGACTTTGACTCAAGTAGTACAAGTTCGATTCTTGTATCCCCTGCCAAACATAAACACATTGTCCTAGACTGTGATCTAGTCCATCAGAAGTCCAAAGAGACAGAAGCAGTGTGTTTTTGTTTGGTAAATTTTGGGGGTGAAACTTTAAGGTGAAGTAACTGGCTTTTAACCAGTAAAATTCGGATCGTTCCCGAACACCCCTACCAGTGTTCTTTGGTGTGACTATAACTTAATGGTAAAGTCGTGGATTGTGATTCCGCTTATCTGGGTTCAATTCCCAGTAGTCACCCCAAAGAATATTATGCCAAGATAGCTCATCAGGTAGAGCACCAGTTTGAAGCACTGGGTGTGGTTGGTTCGAGTCCAACTCTTGGTACCAAATTATTCCCGATTAGCTCAGCGGTAGAGCACTCGCTTGATAAGCGATAGGTCAGTGATTCGAATTCACTATTGGGAACCAATTTATGGAAAGTAATGCAGCGGGGTTGGTCCTGCGACCAGCCTTGAAAACTGGGTTCTCAGAAATGGGATGGGGTTCGACTCCTCTGCTTTCCGCCATATTATGTGCCTCGTTATTTCAGTGGTAGAATGTCTCCTTTACACGGAGAAGGTCGGCAGTTCGAATCTGTCACGAGGTACCAAGTTTTGCGTCATTAGTTCAACGGATAG